TATTACAAGACCGCGCAGACAAGACCGTACGACGCAAACAGAGGCGGCAGGTGGTTCGAGAGGATGAAGGTGAGACACAAGCAGGACATCCTCGAAGGTGCCAAAAGAATTGCAGGAGGTGGTTAATGGCTGACCATATCATCAATGCCATAACGGATTATTTCAAGAAGTGCCCGCTCCTGAGGGGCGGTGTTTTCCGTGTCGATGCGCTCGGCCCGAGACCGGTCGAATACGTCATCGAGACATCAATGTTCACGCCTGTCCTTAGGACTTACGTGAATGGGGACACGGAACGGCAGTACCAGTTCTCGTTCGGATCCAGAGAGTATTATTCGATGGACAGGCTCCAGATGATGAGCGCGAGCGGGTTCTACGAAGATCTGTGCGACTGGGTGGAATCCCAGAGCAGGGAAGGAAAACTCCCGGAGCTCCCGGAAGGGATGTATGCAGATTCCATAGAGGTTCTGTCACCGGGGTATATCTATGACATTACCGGAAAGAACGCACGGTATCAGATGCCGATGCGGTTGATTTACACAAAGGAGGCTTAACAATGCCAAAAGGACATGCGGTTCTCAGACATGAGTTCGCCGACTACCTGAACGTCGGCACAATAGAAACACCGAATTACGTTCTGATGGGCTACGGCTTCACGACTCTCGACGAGACGTTCGGCGCCCAGACAGAGGAAACGAAGTACGTCAACGACAAGACAGCATCCACAGATGTTGTGTCGTACACGTCCAACTTCCCGTTCACTGCGCACCTGATCAAGTCCGAAGATGCAGTTATTGCACTGTACAACGTCGGACGCAACCACCTGACCGGTGGAGATGCTGAATTTGAATACGTCAGAGTTGAGCTTTGGGATCAGGCAACCGAAGAATCCGGTGGAGTAGAGACACCTGTTGCCAACACGTTCAAAGCCCGGAAGTTCGTTGTTTCTGTAGCCGTAGAAGGAGTCAGCGGTGAAAGCAAGCAGGAAATGACAGGAACGCTTAACGCTGTCGGTGATCCGGTCGATGGCACGTTCAACACGCAGACAAAGGCATTTACACCTGCAGCCTGATCGAAGTAAGAAAAAGATAAACGGAGGATGAATATATGTCAGAAATGGAATATAACGGTGTAAAACTCGAATTAGACCTTCTCGATGCCGATGAAATGGAAAGATATGAAAACGCCCTTGCAGATACAAGGACGCTCATCAGCGACCAGAGTCAGTACGAAGGGAAGAAGAACTCTGAGCAGATGCGTATTCAGATCAGCATCATTGATGATTTCTTCGACAATCTGTTCGGCAAAGGAACGTCCGGACGTATGTTCGGTAAGAATGCTGACCTTCGTAAAAGGATCGATGCTTTCGGCATGGCTGCCAATCTCGGAGCACAGCTCACCGATGAGGTCAATGCCCTGAAGGAAAAGTACAATCCCGAAAGACTTCCCAACAGGGAGCAGAGAAGGAAGAAGAAGTATAACAACCGCACCCGTAAATGGCAGTAAATATCCTTCTCGACCCCGTTCCTGAAGAAGTTGAAATAGGAGGCACGATGTATCGCATTAACAGCGATTATCGTGTCTCTGTTCTTTTTGAGCTTATGATGTCAGATGATGAACTCGACGCAAGAGACAAGATAGCACTCGCCCTCGACCTGTATTACGGCTGTGTGCCAGATGACATAGGGCAAGCCGTAGAAAAGCTTCTTTGGTTTTACCGGTGCGGAGATGAAGTGAAAAAGAAGCAGGAGAAAAGGTTCGATGAAAAGACCGGTAAGTTTGTCCCTGTAGACAACAGCAAGACATCTGATCTCGTTTACTCGTTCGAACACGATGCGCAGTACATATACGCTGCTTTCATGGAGCAGTACGGCATTGATTTGACAGAGGAAGACATGCACTGGTGGAAGTTCCGTGCATTGTTCAGGTCGCTGAACGAAAGTACAAAGTTCGTAAAGATAATGGGGTATAGAAGCATTGAAATCAGTCCAAGCATGTCAAAACAGCAGAGGATGTTCTATGAAAACATGAAAGAGCTGTACGCACTTCCTGCTTCTCAGAAAGAGCAGGATAGACAAGATGCTATCGTTGCCGCACTCATGGGGGACGGTGATGTATCAGGTTTGCTTTGAAACAGATATGAAAGAAAAAAACGTTAAGACCCAGGTCGTGTGTCCGGTATGTGGATATCTGATGCCACTGTTTTTCGATGAACAGGCCGAGTCGAAAGGTATATTCGTTACGTGCAAAGGCAGAGGATGCAAGGCTGTCTTTGAAGTCATAGTGAAAAAAGGAGAACAGATTAGGTAGAGCCATCATGAGCCGATAATCGTTCACTGCATGAAAAGAGGTGAAACAGATTGTCTTATGATGGAACACTGAAATTCGATACGAAAATCGACAGCAGTGGTTTTCAAAAAGGAATCAGTAAGATCAGCAATATCGCACAGACCGGTCTTGCTGCTGCTACGGCAGCACTCGGAGTCGTATCTACAGCAATAAGTGCGATTGGTACGTTTTCCGTAAAGGCAGGAGGTGATTTCGAAGCCTCTATGTCAAATGTGGCCGCTATCGCAGGTCTTACCTCGAAAGAGGCTGGCAGTGATTACGACATTCTGGTGAAGAAAGCGAAAGAAGTCGCGAGCCAGAGCAAGTTCACCGCTGCTGAGACAGCTGATGCCCTTTCTTACATGGCTATGGCCGGATGGAAGACGGAGGACATGACCGCCGCCCTGAGCAGCGTCGTCAACCTCGCAGCCGCATCCGGACAGGACCTTGCGTCGACGTCAGACATCCTGACAGACGCAATCACAGCTCTCGGCCATACAGCGAGCGATTCGACAGGCATCGTTGATGAGTTCGGCAACGAGGTCTCATATGCGACCCATTTCGCGGACATACTTGCCGCGGCATCGTCAAACGCCAACACGAACGTCGGTATGCTGGGCGAGTCCTTTAAGTACGCTGCGCCTGTCGCTGGTGCCCTTGGAATCACGGCAGAAGATACATCCATCGCACTTGGACTGATGGCGAATGCCGGTATCAAGGCATCACAGGGCGGCACGGCACTCCGTACCGGACTTTCTAACCTAGTCAAGCCGACCAAGCAGATGCAGACTTACATGGACAAGTACAACATTGCCCTTGTAAAGAATGCTGACGGATCCGTCAATCTCCGGGACACAATGGAGTCCCTTCGAGAGAAGATGGGCTCCCTCAGCACGACGGAACAAGCCGCCGCAGCATCCGCGATCTTCGGCAAGGAAGCAATGTCCGGATGGCTTGCCATTATCAATGCGTCTGATGCGGATTTCGAAAAGCTGACGAGCGCGATCGACAACTGCGACGGCACTACACAGAAGATGGCCGACACCATGAACGACAACCTCAAGGGCCAGCTCACGATGCTCCAGTCACAGCTGGACATCCTCGGCGTGTCGATCTATGAATCCCTGCAGGTGCCGATGAAGGGTGCTGTGCAGACTCTGCGTGAATTTGCCGATGAACTTCAGAAGGCATACGATGAGGGCGGTATGGATGCCCTTATCGGCAAGTCAGGCGAGGTCCTTGCCGGCATGGTGACAGAACTGGCGCAGGCAGCGCCTCAGGTCGTCGAAGTCGCGCTGTCGGTCGCAAGGTCGTTCATTTCGTCGCTCCTGGCTAACAAAGCGGAGGTCGCGTCAGCCGGATCCGAACTGGTCACGACGCTCATCACGGGAATCATCAGCTTCTCCGGAGATCTCTGGAGCTGCGCTGTAGAGCTGTTCGCTGAATTCCTCAAGGGCATTGCGGACAACACGCCGCAGATCGTTACGGCAGCGCAGAACGCGATTATACAGCTCGGCACCGCCCTGGCAGAGAACGCTCCATCAATCGCCAGTTCAGCTGTACAGATCATAAGCGCACTTGCCAAAGGATTCATGCAGGTGCTCCCACAGCTGATCGACATCGGAAAGCAGATCATCGAGGGAATCATACAGGGGGTATCAGAGGAATCGCCGCAGCTCGGTGCGTTCCTGTCCGGAATGTTCGAAGGGGTTCAGGAAGTCCTTGGCCCCGCTGTTGACGCTCTCAAGACGGCATTCGAGGCGGTATCGTCCGCACTGTCGAGCATAGACCCGGCTACAGCGCACCAGATAGGCAAGGCGATTGCAAAAGTAGTTGCGGCATTTATAGCATTTAAAGCCGTGCGAACAATCACAGGTGTGGTATCGACCATCGGTGGAAGTTTAACTGGCTTAGCAGGCAATGTCACATCATTTGCGAAAAAAGCTGTCGAAGGTTTTGAGCTTTGGCGTGGCGGAGCAGGAACACTGTCAGAAGTCCTCGCTCTTGAGTTCCCAAAGATTGGCGCAATTGTCGGTAAAATTGGGGGGCTATTTGGTTCTGGTGGACTCATTTCCACCATCGGATCAAGTCTTTCAGGTGTTGCGTCTGCTGCTGCAACGGGCATAGCAGGTATTGGATCAACAATAATGACAGGATTCGGCGCAGTAGTCGCAGCTATCGGTGCGGGACCGCTTATAGCCATAGCAGCAGCCATAGCAGCGATTATCGCTGTTGTAT